ATATTTTACCTTTCTTTATGAGAAGATTTATAATATTATATAATATTATAGTTTTTGATGTGTTTATATAACACCACTAAGGAGAAAAAAAATGATTAACCCCGATTTAATTTCAAGATTGCTAGCAGTTGATGTCTTGGTATGTACCTTTCTTGAGGATTTCCCTTCTCAAAGAGATGCACTAAGATCGAAAATTGATGACTTGCTCAATCAACATGTGCAAGATTTATCAGATCAAGTCGAGCTTCAACTTATGGCAAACAAACGCATTTCAAACATTTACTCACAACTCAAGGACAATAAAAATGCTTAACTCTTTCACTTTAATTGGTCGTGTTGGTCAAGACCCAACCGTCAAAGTTATTTCAGATACTGCTCAAGTATCAAATTTCAGTGTCGCATATACCGAGAAATACAAAGATCAACCTCAGACCACCTGGTTTAATGTGCAAGCTTGGAATAGTCTATCAAAGATCGTTCAAGATCAAGTTAAAAAAGGTGATTTAGTCACAATCATTGGCAAGATCACATCAAGAGAAGCAGACGGCAAGACCTATTGGACAGTTACAGCTGAAAGAGTGATTGTTTAATGAAAGCTAAAGATCGCAAATCGATTTTGAGCCTTTACATATCAACAAAGCTGATCAACCTATTGGATACGATCAGCGATAGGCATAAGGTTAAGGTCTCAAAGCTAGCTGAAAAACTCCTGCTTGATGGTCTCAATCGCGATCAGATTGATCTTAGCCTTGAGATCGATGATGATGATGCTATTGAGAAAATCACTGCTAAAATCATTGAAAGAGGATAATCATGGCAACAAAGAAAGTACCAGCACTAAAAACAAATCAAAATAACAATGATCAAGCCTATCAGGAAGCATTAGCGTTTTGGGGAATAGGACAACCTTTAGGCTCAAAGACAAAGGATAATCATGGCAACAAAGAAAGCACCTGTGCCAAAGGCAACAACAAAGACAATCACAACTAAAATCATCAGAAAGCTTGATCATGGCAAAGAATAAAACTACTGCAAAAATCGATACGGTTGATTCTAAAATGACCAAAGCAATCGCAAAAAAGCCTTCAGAAGATAAAGCTGAGATCGCAAAAAAGAAGAGGCTTGTGGCAACCGAGCAAATACTTGAGCTTATTTCTCAAGGTCTTTCTCAAACTGATGCGATTTCAGTTGTTGGCATCTCATACAGCACTTTTCATTCATGGATGAAGGCTGATGCTGAGTTGGTGGCTGATGTCAAGAGGGCTGAAATATCTCTCAAGCTAAAGCACCTTCAGAACATTCAGCGACATTCTGAAAGTGATGTTAGAGCTTCCCAATGGCTACTCGCTCGGAAGTTTCCTTTAGAGTTTGGAGAGAAGCAGACCATCGACATGAACACAAAGGGAGATGACTCGAAGGTTATCATCAATGTGATTCAGCAAGTGCAAAAAGAGAAGCATGGGCAAGTTGTACAAATTAAGCATGAACTCCCAAATGGACTTGACGATGGCACAGACGAAGAAGACTGAGCTAGAGCTTAAATTAAATCCTTTACAAGTTGATCTGATCGATAGATTGATCTATTCAGATGATCCATTTATTGCCGTTCGTGCTGGTTGGGGCAGTGGCAAGACTTCAGCTTTAGTCTTTGCCTTGTGGACGTGGTCAAGCATACATCCCAATAAATCATCTTTACTTGTCACTGATACAGCCCCCCGTTATAGATCTGTTTTAGGCCCTGAGTTAGAGAAATGGCTTGTGCCTTATGGTTGGGGTTATCATCAGCAAGAAGGCAAATGGACTGCCCCAAATGGTCATGTCGTTTGGTGTCGATCTTATTTTAGACCAGGCACAAGGGACGCTACACATAATCCTCTTGAAGGTCTTAATATCACTTCAGGCCTTGCCTTGATTGATGAATGTCAAACTCTTTCCGAAGAGGTTGCTCAGAAAACCTTGGGGCGTCTTAGATCAGGTCCATCGCCTAAGATGATCATGGTAGGCTTGCCCGTTTGGGGTGCTTGGTGGGTTGATTTTGCAGAAAAGGCGGGATGCACTCCAATCTTCTATGCTAGCCATGTTAATAAAGCTAATCTCTCAGAAGCTTGGTTTGACGCCGTCAAGAACCTACCTGAAAGCGAACGCTTGGCAATGGTTGAAAATCAACCTAGACCACCTCAAGGCGTGATCTATTCTGAATGGACTTCAAGCCATGTTATCAGCAATTGGGATTATCATCCATCTATGTCATCAAGGCTTGTCATCGACTTTGGCTTTAGAAAGCCTTCAGTTTTGATCTTGGCACATGATCCAACCTTAGAAGCCGATGTCATCTGTGCTGAAATCAACCCTCAAGAAATAACACTCTCAGAGCTTGCCAAAGAAGTCTTAAAAATCGCTTGCCCTCGTGATCTAGCTAGACGATATCCCAATCGTATTTTGCTAGACGGTGCGAGCGGTGATAAGGCTGGATCAGCTAGATCAGATCGTACAGCCCAATCAGCTTTTCATGAACTTTCAAAACACCCTGATCAAGGTGGCATAGGGATGCCTTTTAGGTGGTGTACTGATCCAATACGAACGGATATTTTAAACGGTATTCAAAGGGTCAAGCGATTGATCCATCAAAGAAGAATTTTATGTACTTCTGAAGTATGGGAACGAGGAGCAAGCTCTACTGGGAATAGCTTTAGAAAGGCTATTTTGTCTTATGCTTGGGATGGCAAAGAAACACCTAAAAAAGACGGTCGAGAAGATCCGTTAGATGCTCTTAGGTACGATGTCATAAATTGGCTTTGGCGTGATAGTGAGATCGTTGCTGATAAGCCGTTGCCTGCTACATCTCCAACAGTCAAGAATAAGCTCAATATGATGCAATCACATATCAAAGCTATGAGGAGTCATTGAATGATAGGCAATGCACTTTTAGCAAGATTGACAATTGATAGCATCATCATGGATTTTTTCATCCCATTAGATGCGATATATCAGCTAACAGATCAAACGATAATAGACCGCCTTAGAGAGTTGGAGCATTCCTATCAAGGCAAAATCAAAGAGGCTAGGCTTTTTATGCATAAAAAGGAGATGATATGATGCAGAAAAAAGAAATGATAATGCAATTCTTTGAAAGTGATTTAGATCCTAGATTGTGCATGATCGAGGATATGATCGAGAGAGGCGAGGTTTATCAAGGCTATTCGAGCAACTACACAAAGCCAAAAAGGGGCGTTCAGTCAAAGAGGCTTAAAGAGGAGGATCTTATCAAGGCTGTTTCATCAGATAAAACTTGGAAAGAGATCGCTACTCAGTTTGGTGTTACTCCTTCAGCTGTTATATTTAAATGCGATCAGCTTGGGATTAAAAAAGAAAAAATGCATCGCCATTCTAAAGCCAGAGATAGAGCTAAGCTCAAGGCAATCTCAAAAGATGAGATATTGAAAGCTTTAGATAAAGCTTCATCATTTGCTGGTCTTGCGAGAATATTTGATATCAGTAGGGATCGCATGAGAAACCTATTTCATCAGTATGGTATCGATGAGAGATTTTATATCAATCGATCTATGAGTGAAAAAAAATAGAAATAAGTTGAGTATAAAAAACGGTAGAGGGTGTTATTATTTTATACTCTCATCAAGGAAAAAATATGCTTATCGGATATGCACGAGTTAGCACAGAAGATCAATCTTTAGATCTTCAAATCGATTTTTTAAAATCCGTTGGTTGTCATGATATCTATCAAGAGAAGATGACTGGCAAGACTAAAGAACGCCCAGCCCTAAAGAAGGCTTTGAACGCGCTTAAAAAAGGCGATACATTGGTATGCTTAAAGCTTGATCGTCTTGGTAGATCAATGAAGGATTTGATTGATCTAGTAGAAAAGATCAAAGCTAAGGGATGCCATTTTAAGACAAGCGATGGCATTGATACAAGCACACACATGGGCGTCTTTATCTTTCATATCTTTGGAGCTTTGGCTGAAATGGAGCTTGGCTTGATCAGAGAGAGAACGATCCTAGGATTAAGAGCAGCAAGAGAGAGAGGACGAATTGGAGGCCGTCCCAAAGGTCTATCAAGAAAATTGCTCATGCAAAAATTTGCGGTCAAAGAGTACTATCAACAAGGAAAACCTATTTTAGAAATATGTGAGCTCACTGGCTTATCAAGAGCTTCTATCTATACCGTCTTAGAACATCTGAATATTCCATTAAAAAAGCCTCTAGTTAAGGCAAAGACGCATTGATCTTCTTGATCTTCTCTTCCACCTTATCCAATCGATCAGATAGATCATCATCACCTACAAGGATTTTTGCTTGATCTTTGGCTTGAGTGTCTAGCTTGCTTTCTAAGATGCTGATCTTTTTCTCAATCTCTTTTCTTTCAAAGTCGCAAACGAGCGCATGATCTTTATCATCTCGTTCTTTCTTTTGCATCTTTTGAAACATAAGCACGATCAAGATGATGAGTGCTAAAGGTGTGTTGTCTTTGGTGATCTTCATGAGCCTTTATTGCAAATTCTTAATCAACAACAAAATTAAATGTTAGATATGTGTTTATAAAACAAAATTAAATGTTAGATATGTGTTTATAAAACAACCTCAACTCTCAAGGAGATACACATGAGTGACGAAAACTTTGACGACTTTAGATTGTCTTGCATAAGACAAGTCAAATATGATGGAGCATTGTTAAAATACAATCAAATCTTAACTTTGCTTGCTTTAGATAATAAAGATGATGATATGGTCAAT